TGTGATTAATACCCGCGACACATGGAGTCGTGACACCGCGCAACATGAGTACCCCTATATTGACGGAGCTGACGTTCAGGACATGGGCCGTAAAGCTCGCAACATTCGTTTATCTGCGCTGTTTTGGGGCGATGATTACGAAAGCCGGTTACAGTCATTTATTGCTGAACTGGACAAGCCAGGCGCGGGGGAGTTGATACACCCTATTTATGGCTCAATGCCCAATATGCAGGCCATTGAGTGCCAGGTGAATCATGACGCAGATAATGTAGATTACTGCACTGTTGAGCTGGTTTTTCTGGAATCAAAAACCGGCAATCCGTTCTTCAGTCAGGACTATCCTACCGCCCAGGCTGATGCCATTTTTAATCAGGTACAATCGCTGATGGATGCCGAGCAGAGCCTGATGGATGATGCACTGGCCCCGTTGCGTGATGCTAAGAAGCTGATGTCAAAATCAAAGGCGCTGGCCTCTGCGGCATTAAATATGATCATTATCTTTCGCAGTGAAATCACCGGTTTTGTGGGCGGTACCACCGATTTTTTGCAATACCCTGGCGCGTTCATGAGCGACTTACAAAGTGCCGTCAACCTGACCTCACTTAATACCACCTCCAGTGGTGCAAGCGCCGGGAGTGGTGTCTCTGCCTCCAGCGCAATCAGCCAGACCAACGCCACAATGTCTGACTGGGGCGAGTCTCACCGCCAGTTAACGGCTATTGCCAATATGCCCACCGCCCTTGTATCCGGTGAAAAAACGGCCCCAGTGGATATGCCCGCAGGCACGTCAGTGGAAGATATTTCTGAACTGATTGCTATGGTGACCATTGTCGTGGCGGGTGAGATGGCACAGGACGCCGCTGATATCTTTAGCGATGATGAGATTAACCGTCTGCTTTCTCCCGCAGAGATTGAGCGGATCGCCAACGATACCCGGACATTCATTCAGGTGGCGATTGACCAGCATCGCGCCCAGTATGCCGATGCCACACAAGAGATAAGCTCAAGCCCAACGGCACTGGGTATCGCCTGGCAACCTGTTGTTGATGGGTTAAAAGACATCGCGCTGGCCGTACAGCAGTTGGCCGCCAACATCATTACCACCCGCCCCCCATTGATACAGCGCCGTGTTGAGGGGGTCAGTAATCTGCACTTGGTTGCCCATCGTTGGTACGGTGACTATCAGCGTGACGTTGAGTTGCAACGCCTCAATCCTCAGTTGCGCAACCCTAATGACCTCAAGCCAGGGGATATGCTTTATGCCTACGCCATCTGAGAAAGAGCAGGACAACCGCGTCAGCATTCTGATTAACGGTAAAGTCCACAGTGCCTGGAGCCGGTACCAGATTGACTCTGATTTCCTGATCCCCGCCGATGCCTGGAGCGTTTCGCTGGGTCTGCCTGATGGTGTATTCCCTTCCGGCATTACGCGCGGGGTTTCCGTCCAGGTGAAGGTCGGCGCAGACACGGTGATGGTGGGCCGTATTGATAGCATTCAACGCAACATTTCGCGCAAGCAATGCACATTGTCACTGTCCGGGCGCGATGGTGCAGCCATCCTGGTCGATTGCGCCGCACCTATATTCACTTCCCGCCAGTTGGGGCTGGAAGACGTGATTGCCAATATCGTGCGGCCATTGGGTATTACCAAAATTCGGATTAATGCGGCCAGCGCTATCCGTAGTGATAAGGTCAGTATCGAACCCGGCGAACGCGCCTGGGATGCGTTAGTTCGTGCAGCTGCTGGCCGGGGTTTATGGCCATGGTTCGAACCTGATGGCACATTGGTGGTTGGCGGGCCGGATTATACCGCACCGCCAGTGGCCACATTGATTATGCAAATCAACGGTGATGGCAATAATGTGCTTTCTCTCAATGATACCGCGTCAATCAACGGTTCATTCTCGGAACTGACCGTATTAGCTCAGGGTCATGGCCAGGGAGCTAAATCATCGGCTGACCTGGGCATTGTTGATATTGATAGTGCATCAATGGCCAGCGAGTCAGACAACAGCCCGGATGATGACTTTAGCCAGGATACCGGCACAGCGGAAACCGGTACTCATGGCCTAAAAACCGTCATCAAAGACCCTACAGTGCCTTACTATCGCCCCCAAATCATGGTGGTGGGTGATGCCGATAATCTGGATCAGGTACGCTATCGCGGGCGCAAGGCGATGGCGGATGCCCGTCTGGCGGGGTACAGCTTAACAGCGGTGGTACGCGGTCACCGAACGTCTGATGGCATATTGTGGGAGCCAGGCCAGCGAATACATGTCCGCAGTGAACCCCATGGCATTGACAGTATTTTCTTCCTGATGGGACGTGAATTCGTCGGGGGACGTCCCGAGGGCGAAACCACCACCTTACGCTTAAAAGAGGATGGGATCTGGATACCAGACGCCTTCCCGAAAAATAAAAAGGGCCGGAAAAGAAAGGCTAAAAAGGATAAAGAACTGGGGATAGTCGATGTGGAATAATGTTGATGGTCGAATTAATACGGCGTTAAACCGTATTCGAAAGGCATTTAGGGCGGTGTTAACACGGGTTAACAGTGGCGGACAGATTCAAACCGTACAGGCCAGAGCGCTGGCAGGAGAGCAGTTGCAGGACAATGAATTGTTCCAGCACTATGGCTTTACCTCTAACCCACTTCCCGGCACGATGGCAATAATATTGCCTCTTGGGGGTAACACCTCCCATGGCGTGATTATCGCCACTGAAAACGCGTCTTACCGGCTTGCAGGGCTCGAGTCCGGGGAAGTGGCACTCTATACCGATGAGGGGGCTAAAATCGTTCTCAAGCGGGGTCGCATCATCGATGTGGAATGCGATTTGTACCGTGTGAAATGCAAGAAATACGAGGTCGAGGCCGAGGATGAGGCCTATTTCAACACCCCGATGGTCACGGCCAGTGAGCAGGTCACCGTGCAGAATAAAATTACCGGTAATGGCGGTATGGCCATCAAGGGTGGCGCTGGGGCAACATTTGAGGGTAATATCGGGCAGACCGGTGGCAACTACACCACCAATGGTGATGTGCAAGCGGGTGAAATATCTCTGACCGGACATCATCATATTGATAGCATGAGCGGCAATACCTCCGACGCCAAAGCCTAACCCACTGAACCTCTTCACCTGAATTATTCTGCTCTGTGCCGCCATAGTGGCGGCATGGACATGCTAATTGACCCTTCAACCCGCGACTACACTGGCGAACGCATCAATACGCTGGCCAATGCCGTTTATCTGCGCCTGATGGTTCCACTGGGTTCCTGGTGGGCAGATACCTCGCTGGGCTCACGATTGCATGAACTGGCCCGTGAGAAAGATGTTTCGCGGGTGTATACCCTGGCCCGCCAATATTCTGAGCAGGCATTACAAAGTTTGATTGATGATGGCCGGGCAATGGGCATTGCCGTGACCTCAACCCGGATAAAGTCGGGGTGGTTATTGCTGCATATTGTTGTCGAAACCGCCCCAAATCAATCTCAAACGTTTAGCCATCCAGTGAGGGTTGCCTGATGCCCCATATAACACCCACCGTTGAGGCCATTCGCGATACCCTCCTGCGGGATATCCGCAACTTATTACCTGATGCCGATATTTCACCGGACAGTGACTATTATATCCGCGCCTCCTCTGTCGCCAGTTGTGTAGGCGGTATCTATCAGGATCAAGGCTGGATTGTCCGCCAGATATTTCCCGATACTGCCGATATAGAATTTCTGGAATTGCATTGCCGGACACGGGGCATTGTTCGTAAACCTGCCAATACTGCCACCGGCACCATTGCCATGACGGGAGAACCGGGTGCCACTGTCGCCAGCGGACTAACGGTGACGCGCGATTCATTCTCATTTGTCACGACTCAACAAGCGGCTATCGGTGCTGATGGCAAAGTGACGGTAACGGCTCAGTCAAGCCTTTCTGGCGTAGCGGGAAACACCTCTCAGGTCATGTCAGGCACGCTATCGTCAACGCCTGATGGCGTGGACAGTACCGTTATCATCGGCATGATGCTCGGTGGTACAGAGCAGGAAAGTCAGGCGGATTTACTGGCACGATTATTGGACATCATCCGCCGCCCGCCCGCAGGGGGCAACAAGTACGATTATAAACGGTGGGCGCTGGAGGTCACCGGCGTGACCGGGGCATTTGTTTACCCCTTACGCCGTGGACTGGGGACGGTTGATATCGTGATCACCTCTGCTGATGGTTTACCCTCAGAAGCCATTATTGAAACCACTCAGGCCCATATTGATGACGTTCGTCCGGTCACGGCCAAGAGTTCATTAGTGATGGCCCCCACCATTAAAACATTTGATATTGACGTTAAAGTGACCCTTAACGGAATAACGTTAGATATTGCCGAAGTGCAGGTTAAAGAGGCATTAAATAACTATATCAATCTATTAATACCGGGTGAAACCTTTATTCGCAGCCAGGCTGAAATGTTGGTTTCCTTTATTACAGGCGTGACTGACCGAAAAATAATCACGCCGGTTGATAACGTTATCCCGCAAGTCGATGATGCGGTTGTTGAGTGGTTGCGAAGCGGCACGATCACGGTGTCATTACTATGAAATTTTCAACTTTATTAGGCCTGTTGCTGCCGCCAGTGGCCTATGACTCTCAGCAACCCAAGATTAACGCTGAAATTCAGGCGGAAGGTAATGCGCTTGATACCGCCTCTTTACTGGCTAATGCTGTATTAGGGGGCGTCACTCCCTTTTATGCTAATAGCTTGCTGATTGACTGGGAGCGCGTTCTGGAGATTACGGCAGAGCCTGAAGCCAGTTATCAACAACGTTTGCAAGTGGTGCTTATCAAGTTATCTGAGTCTGGCGGTCTCAGTATCCCTTATTTTAAACGCATTGCCGCCAGCGCTGGATACCAGATAACCATCGATGAACTCGAACCCTTTAGGGCTGGGATTAATCGCGCAGGTGATCCACTCATGGTGCCAGAAATTATCTGGGTATGGCGGGTCAATGTTTTCGGCTCAAAGGTTCAAACGTTCCGGTTTAGAGCGGGTATATCGTCAGCGGGTGAGCGTTTATCGGCATTTTCAGACACGGTGATTGAAGCCATATTTAACAACCTTAAGCCTGCCCATACCTTTTGTTATTTCACTTACCAGGAGAGCTGATAATGAAAAATATCATGCCGCCAATTGATACCCCTGACAACATATTCCATGACGGTAATCCGGTCACTGGTGAGCAAGGCACGATTGTTCCGGGGCTATGGCTGACGAATGTTCAGGGTGCTACCAGAAATACTCAGCAAGAATTGATTTCAGTATTAGCGGAGGCTGGCATTGAAATAAATGAAAGTGAGAATGATCAATTATTACTCGCCATTTTAAGTTTAATTTCAACCCACTCACCTGAATTGCCTGTTGCATCCCTTATTTTAAAGGGGATTGTTCAGCTTAGCAGCTCGACAAGCAGTTCCAGCGAGACGCTAGCAGCCACCCCAAAGGCCGTTAAAGCGGTAAATGATGCCGCCCTAAAAATTGCCAACAACCTTTCTGAAATTGCCGCTGCTGGTTCACCATCAGTGATATCGGCCCTGACTAATCTTAAG